AAATTGTCATTCGAATTTGACGCAGAATTGGGACTTTGAAGTTCCACGCCAGAACGACGAACAAATTCTTGAACCGACTGGCTCATATTACTATTGGTCACTATTTTTTTTAATAATCCTCTGTGAACCCGATACTTTCCTCAATCACATCAAGTCCGAAAATAACCGGTTGTTTAGGGTACGTCCTTCCCTTGTATTTAACAACCTCTTCTCGGACTTCAATATCCCTAGAGCTGAATGGTCCTACGTAGAAATCCTGGTTAAATTTGGGTTTACCAAGGTTGTTTGCAGAACAATGCTGGTTGAACATCTGCACGAAGATGGTCTGAGGAACGCACAATTCTTCACCATACTTGATAGATGTAGACTCTAGGAAGTTTGTCAGAGTACTCGCAACCATCGCGACCTGCTTCTTGATAACTTCAAAGTACTTCGGAACAACGTTCCAAATATCTCTATCCCTGTATTTGTTAGAATAATCAAGGTACCCGCGGACACACTTGAGAAGGATGATGGGTAACTCCCTGTTAAGCTTCTCATCTAGCTGGGGATCGGCTTCCCTAACCTGCTTAGTAAAGTTCCAGGGAAGGATGCGGCGTAGGATAGAGCCAGAATTATCTTTCCAGTTTGGAACCTCGTTACCACCCAGCACTCCGGGTACATTCCACTCGATAGAAACAGCAGTCTTATTCTTCACAGCAATAGATACATCTTCTCCTGAAACGATGGACTGAAATTCTGCCTGTTCAAGACCAAGATCAGCCTTAATCTCTGGTGCAATGAACATGAAGTTATCTTTGATAGCAGAGAGACCGAACTTCTTTTCAATGTTATTTGCTAGGACACCAACATCCTCACTTTCATAGAACTTCTTGAAAACCTTGGTAATTAGCGTAGACTTACCAGATCTGGCGATACCCTTGAAGAAAGGGATAATTTGCCAAGAATCTAACTCACCGATGTCATAACAGAGACGTCCACCCATCACATATGCCCAGTTACATACTTCATCTTCCAGCTTCTGATACTTTAGAACCTTGTCAAAGTTTGGGGTTGGGATATCCTGCCACCTCTCCAAATGTGAGAAATCATCAAACTGTTGATCAAAGTACTTACAAGAAACAATAGTTGGATCTAGACATGCAAAGTCTGAACTCTCATAGGGGTAGAAGCGACATTCATATACACCACGATCCGGAATCCACTCCTTTCCAACAAAGAGACCATTTTTGAACGACCATACATGCCTTCTCTTGCTTATTTCAGGAAATTGCTGATCCTTACATTTGGAAACATGGTCAATAACTTCACGGAAAATACTTCCCTTACTTGTAAAGTTTTTCCAGTTTGTAAATGATGAATCTTTTTGAGCAATTGAATAGACAAACTTATCTATAGGGAAAATTGGATTCCAAGCTCTAGTTCGATACCCTTCAATAGTCTTAATTTCTTCACAGCAGTGCCCCTTGTATCTACGGTATCCACATTTATACGTCTCTTCTAAAGTATACAGAAGACATTTCTGATACGGTGAAACATTTTCAATCTCCTCATCATCCATCGCAGAAGGATCTGAAAACTTTGGAAACTGGGGTTGAACAGTTGGAGTACTGACCCTTTCGTATGACATGTAGTGACGTCGGATATTTTCATATCCATCCTCAATGTGTAGAACAACATTAGCAATACGCTTATCTAGACTAAGACCCAAATCATCAGATAGACTATCGTCATCCTTTGTATCACCATTTTTCATCTTCTCCCTCTTCAACTTGTTCATATGATTCCTTAACTCAATAGCGAAGTCAAGGTTCTTTTTTCTGATAGTCTTAATAGCTACCAAATCTATATCATTGATTGATACAGCTCCATATTCATTGAAGCAATTAATTGAGATGTACTGGTTGTATCCCAACATCTGGTGACTAAGAAAGTCCTTTTCATGGAGTCCCCACGCATTCTCTAAATTTGACAAGAGGCGTGTACCCTGATCCTCATTCATCGACCGAATTTGCTGATTATGAAGCTCTGCCAAAGCTTCATACTTATTGGGTTCCTTATCGATGAAGTGGGTATTTTCCATATTAATGATAATACAGGTTTTTCTTTTAATTAGTTTTCAGAGATTGAAGTTGAGCTAAAATTTTCACCAAAATTTTATTTTGGACTTGGATCTGGCTAGAAATCCCGACGAGAGCACTGCAAACAGTGTCACCTTCATCGGTCGCGAACAGAGATCCGAGAAGCTCGGGTAAATCAATTTCCTCATCCTCACCAGGATCTATGATACTGTCAGTCTCCATTTCAATCTCAGATTCGGTATCCAGAATTTCACCATCTTCAATTTCATCAGGCTGTGTGGACATTTGTAGTAGACTGAGAAATTCTGGATCGCGAAATTTCGCATTTACCCAAAATTATTTTCTCTGCTTATAGTACAACAACTCTCAAAATGGCTGGCGGTCTTATGCAATTGGTCGCCTACGGAGCCCAGGATGTCTATCTGACTGGCAACCCCGAAGTAACTTTCTTCCAGGCGAAATACAAGCGCCACACTAACTTCGCGATGGAGAACATCGAGCAGACCGTCAACGGTACTGCCGCTGACTCCGGCCGCGTGTCCGTCACCGTCGCCCGTAACGGTGATCTCGTCGGCGACATGTACGTCGAACTCAAGGTCAAGGCCTCCGGTATTGACGAGGCTGGTGCCTGCTGGGTCGCCGAGCGTGCGATCAACAACGTCGAATTATCGATTGGCGGTCAAAGAATTGACAAGCAGTACCAGAAGTGGTGGCGTCTGTACACCGAGCTTTACCTCGATGACTCGAAGAAGGCTACCTACGGTAAGATGACCTCCGGTATCTCCGGCAAGACTGTCTATTTGCCCCTATACTTCTTTTTCAACAGGAATCCTGGACTCTATCTGCCGCTCATTGCATTGCAGTATCATGAGGTCAGGCTGGATTTCGATTTATCGGCGCACTTCGATGAGTGGCTCGACACCTCCACCTTCAAGGTCTGGGCTAACTACATCTACCTTGACACCGAGGAGCGTCGCCGATTCGCCCAGAAGGGTCACGAGTACCTCATCGAGCAGTGCCAGCACACTGGCGCTGATACCGTTGACTCCGGTTCCACCAAGCAGGTCCGCCTCTCGTACAATCACCCAGTCAAGGAACTTGTGTGGTGCTTCTCCAACACCCTCACCCAGAACTCCATGTTCAACTTCACCACCGAGTCCAACGACGCGGATGTCAAGCTTCACACCGCCCCCGCCGCGGCTACCTCCAACGCCCTCGTCTCCCTCTCCACTTATGGTTCCCCCATGCTTGGTCTCGGTGAGCTCGGCGGTACCTCCCTCTTCACTGAGGATTCCGTTGGTCCCCTCAACACCTTCAAGCTTGTGCTTAACGGCCAGGACCGCTTCAAGGAGCAGAAGGGTAAGTACTTCAACCAGGTGCAGCCCTTCCAGCACCACACTGGCTCCCCCTACGCCGGTGTCTACGCGTACTCCTTCGCGCTCAAGCCCGAGGAGCATCAGCCCACCGGTACTTGCAACTTCTCCCGCATTGATAACGCGCAGGTTGCTGTCACCATGAACACCGCCCAGGATGCTACCACCATGCACATGTTCGCCACTAACTACAACGTCCTCCGCATCCAGTCGGGTATGGGTGGCCTCGCTTTCTCCAACTAAATACTCATACGAAGTATTTTAGTAAATATCATTAAAAAATTCACATTTAAAAATTGAAACACACAATTTTTAAATTTGAAACACTTAAAAACAAGGACAATAACAGAGATATGTTACTACGAAGAATCTATGATCTTATCACGAAAGTGGAAAAACCCAAGTTAGGACGATGGTCACTCAAATCTTGTGATGAGTTGGCAGCTTCTATAAACTCTGTGTACCAGAACAGAGATCACTGTGGTGATACGATATGTAAAACACCAAAAAAAGCTTCGGAGTATCCCGATAAGTCTAAATAATCATTTTTAAAACGCATATTCTATATGAGTTTTAAAAGGTTTTTTTAAAATTAGACGTTTTTAGCACGAGGACGGCGACGATGTATTTTGGTTTGTGATCTATATTTAGATGATCTAGATTTCCACCACCTATAGCCACCGAAACTGACAGAAACCATAGATATACAGCAAAAGCAGCACAGTACTAAGAGAATGATTAATGGAATCATTTCTCCCATTGCCTCTTCATTAGCTGCATTAGTTATGTCATCCCCACACAGTCGCGTAAATTCCTCACCGGTATTAAGCTTTGCCTTTTCTGCATTAGATGCATCTTCACTCACTTTTACCTCTCTACACACACGTTTAGGAAACTTTTTGTCCTTGGGTATCCTAGGTAATGACTGGACATACTCCTTAGGTAGTGGTATAGGTAAAGCCAAAGCTCTAGACACTATATCCATCTTACTTTACGACAACAATTTATTTATCACCAACTACACTGGTGTTTTTGCTACGGTTTCTGAGAGTCATGACTTTGGAAGGCTGTTGAATGTGGTTTGGTACGAGGTTATCCTCCCAATCCCAAAACATAAAGTCACCTACAGGAATCTTATGATCACTTGTGACTAAGCAGCATACGACCTTGTCAACCTTATCAGTGGGTTCAGCCTTGGAGAAGTTGCGAACTTGTTTGTAGACGTTGCCATCCTTCACGTAGTGAGAACCAGTTACGTGAATGTCGCCAATCTTGTAATAAGGATCACTTTGATTCTTAATCTTCATAGTGGCCTCAACAATGCTTCCGTTAATGAGAACATCACCGAGTTCAAGATTCTTCATTTGGCGGGTGGTACCATTCTTAAGTTGGACATTGGTCTCGGGAGCGAAGCAACGACGACGGCGGAAGCGCCCGAACCTACGCTTGAACCTACGTCCGAAACGCCCCATTCTTCCAAAGCGGCGGGGACGGAATCTACGGCGACGGAGCTTCCTTTTCATTCGAGCCCTTAACCTTGCCATACGTCCACGTCCACGACCACGTCTAGGGCGTCTGGGGCGTCTAGGGCGTCTAGGGCGTCTAGGGCGTCCACGCATCGCACGTCCGCGCCCACGCTTCTTCTTTTTACCAAAGAGGCGCTTTCTCATGGCGAATACCGCACCACCTATGGATGAAGAACAGCAGCACGCTATAAGTGCTGCTATCATCATAGTGTTATCACCCCCACCTTGATTTGGTAGAGGAACTGGTCCGTTCATTATGTATTAGGTCAATATTATAAATTGACCTTCTGGTCTTCCCAATCCCAAAATGTATGCTCACCTACTGGGATTCTGTGATCATTGGTAATTATACAACTGACCACATTGTCAACTGTGTCAGTAGATCTAGACTCTTTGAATTTTTCGACTCTCATGTATCTATCGGAGTCCTTAATATAATGTGACCCAGTCACGAGTATGTCAGTACCTAGTTCTTTACTGTGAATGCGGTAGTATTTGTCTTCTTCATTTCGTATTTGCATAGTGGCATTTATGATACTACCATTTATGAGAACATCACCAAGCTTAAGATTCTTAATGGATACAGTGGTACCATCTTGAAGCTTTATAGGTGTCTCGGGAGAGAAACAGCGCCGACGCCGACGACCAAATCTAAACCTACGGCGCCTAAATCTAGGTTTTCTAATCCTTCTAAAAGCTCGTTTAAACCTACGACCAATCCTACGGAATCTGGGTTTTCTAATCCTTCTAAAGGTTCTGCGAATTCTACGAGGTCTTCTGCGAATTCTACGAGGTCTTCTGCGAACTCGCTTCCGTCTAGCAGCGGCAGCTCTCTGTTGGGCTCTCCTTCTAGCAGCGGCAGCTCTCTGTTGGGCTCTTTGTCTAGCAGCGGCAGCTCTCTGTTGGGCTCTTTGTCTAGCAGCGGCAGCTCTTTGTCTAGCAGCTGCTTGTTCTCGTCGTCTTTTTTCAGCTTGCTGTCTAGCTGCCTCAGCCCTCCGTCTAGCGGCGGCGGCCTCCCTAGCTCTTCTAGCGGCGGCAGTAGCGGCAGCATCCGCCTGTCTTTTCTTAATAAAAGCAAATGCTCCACCCCCACCCAAAAGACTTACTGATGAGGAAGACGCTGAGGCGGCGCTCGCCATCATCATCATCATTGCCATAGCCATATTGATACTCTTATTATAGATCTAGAAATTTTTAAAGTCAAACACAAAACACATATCTTTGTGTGTCTTTTGTGATTGTGAAATCATATACGAGAATTGATTTATTGAACAACTGTTTTACGGTGACGTATTTTCTTAATTATGGCATCAACGTTTGTCTTGGTTGGGATGAGGTTATCTTCCCAATCCCAAAACACCATATTACCCACAGGGATCTTATGATCACTCGTCACTAAGCAACTGACAACATCATCCACCCTGTTAGTGGGTTTGGCGTTAGGTAAGTTCTTGACTTGGACGTACTTCACACCATCTCTAACGTAGTGTTTTCCCGTAACATAAATGTCTTTCTTAAGTTCGGGTGAGTAGATTTTGTAGTAAGGATCGTTATAATTCTTAATCTTCATGACTGCATCTACGACGCTACCATTAATTAGGGTATCACCTAACTTCAAGTTCTTGATTAGTACCATTTTACCACTTCGAAGTTGAATGGGGGTCTCGGGGGAGAAGCATCGGAAAAACCGACCAACACGCCTAAGAGCTTTGCGCCTTTTTGTAAAGTGACGTCCAACACGTCTGAGAGCAGCGCGCTTTTTGAAAGGGTTAAGTGCTTTGAATGGGTTTAATTTACCTAACATACCACCGAAAAATGCAGCTACGCGACTCCAAAAGAAAACCATTGCCAACACTGGACTGCTCACAGATGATGAGCAAGAAGATGCCATACTAGACATCATAAGCATGGGCATCATATTAGCAGCCATATTGACCACTCTCTACTGTAGTCTCATAATTTTTTTTAGATCTATTTGTTTTAATTGGAATAAGGTTATCTTCCCAATCCCAAAACATTTCCTTCCCGACTGGGATCTTGTGATCGTTTGTGACAAGGCAACTGACGACATCATCAATCTTTTCGGTACGCTCGGCAGTTGGTAGGTTCTTAACTTGGACGTACTTGGTACCATGCTTTACGTAGTGTGATCCCGTAACATGAATGTCACCAATTTTATAATAAGGGTCATTATAGTTCTTAATTCGCATGACCGCCTCTACAATACTACCATTGACCAATGTATCACCTAACTTCAAGTTCTTGATCATCGCAGTTTTACCATTTTCAAGTTGAATGGGAGTTTCAGGAGCAAAGCACCTAAATCTGATTCTAGGACGCCTGAACCTAGGACGCCTGATCCTAAGACGCCTAAACCTAGGACGCCTAAACGCCCGCTTAAATCTACGGAAACCCTTACGCCGTTTTCTGAAAAACTTTTTCGCTCCTCTCCCAACCTTCTTGAAACCTCTCCCAACAGCCCTAACACCCTTTTTACCCACACCAACAACAGCCCCGACACCCTTTTTGGCTAATCCACCAACTTTACCAACAGCCTTAAAAGGATTTAATTTACCTAGCAGTCCACCAAAAAATGCAGCTACGCGACTCCAAAAGAAAACTATTGCCACTAATGGACTACTAACAGAGGATGAACATGAAGATGCCATACTAGACATCATAAGAATTGGCATCATATTAGCAGCCATCTTCACAGCCTTTATTACATTCTACTGAGAAAAAAGTACATAAAAGTATAAGACACAAGTAAGATATGTTCGAACTCTACACAGATGGATCATGTCTCGGAAACCCCGGTCGTGGTGGGTGGGCTGCTATAAGTAAGGACTTCAAGATATGTGGAGCGAAACCGAATACGACAAACAATATCATGGAAATGACGGCAATCATAAAAGCACTCGAAAAATGTGCATTGTTGAATGAAAAATGTGTGCGTATTTTCACGGATAGTAATTATACAAAACAAGGAATAACCTCTTGGATTCACAACTGGAAGAAAAATGGTTGGAAGACTTCTTCGGGTGGTGATGTTAAGAACAAAGAATTATGGATTGAATTAGACAAATTAAGAGACTGTTTTACTATGATAGAGTGGAGATGGGTTAAGGCACACAATGGAGATCCTAAAAATGAAGAGGTTGATAAATTAGCCAGGGAGTGTGCGAAAAATTTATCCGTATAATCTAAGTCCATGAGTGTTCAAAAGAAAGACGAACACTGTGAGTGGTGTGAAAAACAAGAAAAGTTGCTTATAAAATGGGCTGAAAAGGCGGCTGGATACCGCTGGTTACATAATCACGCACGCCTATTCTACAAGAAACAGAATGATTGGTTGTCTTATCCTAGTATTGTCATAGCAAGTATAACAGGTGTGGGTGGTTTTGCAGTTCTGAATCCAAGTGGTAATGAAGATGTGTCACCGGAGACTAAGAATAACATAATGATCATTCAGTATTTCTTTGCATTCCTGAATGTTTTGGGGGGTATCTTAACAAGTATCTCAAAATTCAGTCAGTCTCTACCTCTATCTGAGTCACATTCAGCGATGTGTGTACAGTGGTCAAAGTTTTATAGATCAATCGATATGGAAATATCACTCGACGTTAAGCATCGGTCAGAGGTGGTAGAGTTTCTTATGAAATCTAGGGAAGAATATGACAAACTCTTGGACGACGCACCAGACATACCAGCTATAAGTATACAGGCATTCATGGTACAATTCCCCGAAAAAGAAAACAAGCCAGATGTATGTAACGGACTCTCGATTGTCGTGAGTGATGATGCAGCATCTATAGGGTCACGACAGCGATCAGTGTCTAGATGGCTCGGTGCCTTCAAGGCGGTAAAAGATGACAGGAGAAAGAGTCGTGACATTGAGATGGATGAATTACAAAGACTTGAATCAGTATAAATAAAATATAGATTAACTATAAATGCAACGATTACCCGCGGTCTTCCTCATCACAATGGTGTTTGGACTCTTTTACTTTTTGATTGATAAAATGAATCCTAAATCTTTTGGTTTCAAGACTATGTTAGATCCTTTTTACTTCTCTTTTACAACGATGTCGACCGTTGGATATGGTGATTACTCTCCAAAGACGGATATGGCCAAGATGCTTGTTATGGTTCACCAGGGTCTCCTCATTGGTGAGATCATTAGTCTTTTAGGTCTTGAATCCAACTCCAGTATGTCTAACCGTATGGCTCAGTTAAAGAACATGGTACCTCCTATTCCATCTAAGATGGCTTAAACAGTACAAGATTTATCTGCGAATAGCGCATAAAAAGCGGTTGCTGCTACCGTAGTAGTGACCAAGAGATTCTTGTGCTGTGGTAAAAATGCCATAGACACTATAAGTAGGCACAGTATGTAAATGTACACAAACTGTGCGTATTCAGTGACAGCCCTAGAGTAGCGACTCAGACCCGGTGAACCTGGGTAGGATACAAATGGTGCGTTTGATTCATTATTTACTTGGGTTGGTTTGAAGTTTTGAAAAATAACATTATTCTCATCCACTTTAATATCGTCACGGCTTCTGCACAGTGTATTGAAGTTTAACTGATCATCTTTACACTTCGTTTTGGCTTCAGCTTCAAGGAACTCTAGAAGTTCTTTAGCGTATCCCATATACATTCCAGCATTGGCGGTTCCACTTCCCTTACATGTACCAAAAATAAGGCTTGTGATAAACTTTCCACTTATATTGGGATCACTGGAAAGTAGAATCTTACAATTAAACTGTTTGAAAAGTTCTACGACATTACTTGGATCCTTGTTAATCTTGGTATCAAACCCGTCAAGGAATATGATAATATCTGTGGCATTCTTGGTCTTTAAGTAGTTCATAACACCTTCGGTCTTATCGGAGAACCCCTTCCATTCCGTTCCCCACCCCAAAACCTTGACTGGAATATTAAACTCGTTGTTCGTGAGTTCTTCAAATAAGCCGTGTGATTTATTGGCATATGTCACTATCTCGTAGGACATTTGATATATGCTGATATTAAAATTCA